GCCAGGGTAGTTCCAGATGGAGTTTTCATTGATGCTGATGGCTTGAACGAAGTCGACTTAGGAACTGGTAATACTTATAATCCAGAAGACGCTTTAAGAATGTTTTTTCAAACAGGTTCTGTTATTGGTAGGTCTTTTACACAAGACGGAGACTTTAATAATGCTAGAGTTCCGATTACTCAACTAAATAATAATTCTGGACAAGCAAAAATACAAAGTTTGGTTGGCACATATAATCATTATATGCAAATGCTAAGAGATGTTACAGGTCTTAATGAAGCAAGAGACGGATCAACTCCAGATTCTTATTCTTTAGTTGGGTTGCAAAAATTAGCAGCTTTGAGTAGCAATACAGCAACAAGGCACATCTTAGATGCTGGATTAGTAATGAGTGAAAGATTGTGTACTGCACTTTCAAGCAGAATTGCTGATTTGCTAGAGTTTTCTGATTTTAGAGAAGAGTTTGTAAATCAAGTAGGAAAGTTTAATGTTGCTATATTAACGGAGATATCTCAATTATATTTAAGTGATTTTGGAATATTTATAGAGGTAGCACCAGATGAAGAGCAAGAAAAACTGTTAGAGCAAAATATTCAGATGGCGTTGTCTAAAGAAGATATTAGTCTTGAGGATGCAATTGATATAAGAGAAATCAGAAACATCAAGTTAGCCAATCAAATGTTAAAGGTTAGAAGAAAAGCTAAAGCCGATGAAGAAAGACAGGCTCAAGCTGCAAAAGCTCAACAACAAGCACAAATAAATCAACAATCTCAGCAGATGGCTGCTCAGGCTGCAATGCAAAAAATGCAAATGGAAACAAAAGCAGCCATGGAAATTGAACAGGCTAAAGCTAAATTTAGTGTAGAAAAAATGAAAGGCGAAGCAGCAATTAAATCTGAACTTATGAAATTAGAGTTTCAGTTGCAAATGCAACTTCAAAAAGGACAGCAAGAGGGATTGAAAGATAGAGAATCAGCTAGAGAGCGAGCAAAAGCTGATAGAATAACTCAAGGCAATACTCAACAATCGGAATTGATTCAACAGCGTAAAAACAACTTACCACCTATAAAATTTGAATCAAACGAAGATAGTTTAGATGGCTTTGATTTAGCTGAGTTTGAGCCAAGATAGGCTTAAAAAACATTTATAATTATATATTAACTTTGTAAAAATTAAATAAAATGGAATTAAAATTTAAAGAAGTAAATCCTGTAGAGGAAAAGTCCGTACAGGAAGTAGAGGAAAAACTATTAAAAAAGCACGAAAAAGAAAATAAAGAACCTGAAAAGGTTGAAGAAACATCTGCAGAAAAGACAGAAACTGTCGAGGTTGAGAAACCAGCTGTAGAACAAGAATCCGAGCCTAGCTCGGAAGTTGAAAGTCCAACTATAAAAGACGAAGACGTTCTTTCATATATTAAAAATAGATATAATAAAGATATATCTTCAGTAGATGATTTATTTACTAAGCAAAAAGAAAATGAACCACTACCAGAAGATGTCTCTAAATATTTGGATTTTAAAAAGAACACAGGAAGAGGTTTTGAAGATTTTGTAAAAGCAAATAGAGATTTTACAAAACTATCTGATGACCAAATCCTGCGTGAGTATTATTCTATGACTGAATCTGATTTAGATGCTGAAGATATTCAGTATTTAATGGACGACAAGTTTTCTTATGATGAGGAGCTTGAAGATCAAAAAGAGATAAAGAAAAAGAATATTGCTAAAAAAAGAGAAATTTCAAAAGCTAAAAAGTATCTCAACGAGCTAAAGGAAACTTACAGCATCCCTCTTGAGTCAAGTGGGGGTTCTATTCCCAAAGAAACTATAGAGGAACTTCAGGCATATAGAAATTATGTTCAACAATCCAAGACCATGCAGGAAGCCAACCAGAAAAAAAATGAATATTTTCTGAAGCAGACTGATAAAGTTTTTCATCCTGAATTCAAAGGTTTTGAGTTCGAAATAGGAGATAAAAAAATATCGTATGCTTATGGTGATGCGAAAGAAATGAGGTCAAAACAATTGAACCTAGAATCGTTTATCAATAATTATGTTGGTGAAGACGGTTTGATTAGTGATGCTGTTGGGTGGCATACTGCACTTAGTGCAGCAATGAACCCACAAAAGTTTGCTCAATATTTTTATGAGCAAGGCAAGGCAGATGCAATTGGTGATGTTACGAAGAAAAGTAAGAACATCAACATGAATGTAAGGCAAACGCCACAAGCCATAGGCGACACAGGTTTTAAAGCTAGACCTATTTCAGATACAAGTGGTAGAGGATTGAAGATCAGAAGTAAGAAAAAGTAAGTTTAAAAAATTAAAAATTATTAGTTATGCCAGTAGATGCAGTACCTGGGTTTGACTTGCAACCAAGTTCAGAACAGGTTTTATTACAGACAAACTACATTACCAACTTCGATTTCTTGAATCAGTATCTGCCTGATACATATGAGAAAGAATTTGAAAGATATGGTAATCGTACAGTTGCGTCATTCTTAAGAATGGTAGGCGCTGAAATGCCTTCTAACTCTGACCTTATTAAATGGGCAGAGCAAGGAAGATTACATACAAAGTATGTAGATGTAGTATCAGGGGCAGCAGCAGCTTCTGCTACAGCCACTTTAACAATTAATGATGTGTTAGTACCTGGTTCAGGTAGTATAGCCATCAGAGTAGGACAAACAATTTTATTATCAGATAGCTCAATCGGATCAACAAACAGCAACAAGGCACTTGTTACTGCAGTTGACACGGCTAATGGTACTATTGATGTTGCCTACTATGAAGCAGCAGGGCAGTCAATGGCTGCAGCTGTTCAATGTTCATTATTTATCTATGGTTCTGAATTTCAAAAAGGAGCTATCGGTATGGAAGGACAGTTAGAGGCTGATGACTTCATCTTTGAAAATTCACCAATCATCATTAAAGATCACTATGCAGTTAGTGGTTCAGATATGGCACAGATTGGATGGATTGAAGTAACAACTGAGAACGGAGCTACAGGATTCTTGTGGTATCTAAAATCAGAGCATGAAACAAGACTAAGATTTGAAGATTACTTAGAAACAGCAATGGTGGAAGCAGTTCCAGCAGAAGGTGGTTCAGGTGTTGCAGCAATTGCAGCAGGAGTAGCTTCAGGTGTTGGTAACAAAGGTTCTGAAGGACTGTTTTATGTGATTGAAGATAGAGGAAATGTTTGGAGTGGTGGTAACCCTACTACTTTAGCAGACTTTGATGCAATTATTCAAAGACTTGACAAGCAAGGTTCTATTGAAGAGAATGTTCTATTTGTAAATAGAGAGTTTGGATTTGACATTGACGATATGTTAGCTGCTCAAAATTCATATGGTAATCCTGGTGGAACATCATATGGTCTTTTTGACAATGACGAGGAAATGGCCCTAAACTTAGGATTCTCTGGATTCCGTAGAGGATATGACTTCTATAAAAGTGACTGGAAGTATCTTAACGATCCAACAATGAGAGGTGATATAGTTGGTGGAGCAATCAATGGTATTTTAGTACCAGCAGGCTCAACTACTGTATACGATCAAGTTCTTGGTAAAAACGCTAAGAGACCTTTCCTTCATGTTAGATATAGAGCTAGTGAGACTGAAGACAGGAGATACAAAACTTGGATTACAGGTTCTGCTGGAGGAGCTGCTACATCGTCATTAGATGCGATGGAAGTTAACTTCTTATCAGAAAGAGCTTTATGTACTCTAGGTGCTAACAACTTCTTCATCTTTACTAACTAAGAAGTAGGATTATAATATCGGGGGTAGAAGCCCTGCACTCTACCCCTAGATATTTTTTAAAATATTAAATTAAATCAAATGAAAAAAAGTAAAAAGACATTCGTAGACAAAGTCTACAAATTAACCAAAGACAAAGCTCCTTTGAGCTACACAATACCTTCTCGACATACTAAGAGAAAATCACTATTATATTTTGACGAAAAAACAGGGATTAATAGAGCAATTCGTTATGCTAAAAATCAAAAAAGTATTTTTGAAGAAGAGCAAGATGGAAATGTAATATTAGAACCTATTATTTTTGAAGATGGATTTTTAAGAGTTCCAAAACAAAATCAGATACTTCAAGAGTTTCTTGCTTATCACCCAGCAAACGGAAAAGAGTTTGTTGAAGTAGATAAAGAACAAGATGCTGCATCTGAAGTTGATGTGTTGGATTTGGCGCTTGAAGCTCAAGTTCTTGCTAAAGATTTAGACATTGAAATGCTGGAAACGATAGCAAGAGTAGTTATTGGATTAAATATTGATAAAATGACTTCATCAGAACTAAAAAGAGATGTAAGATTATTTGCCAAAAGATATCCAGGAGAGTTTATGGAATCTATCAACGATCCTTTATTGTCATTACAGAATAAGTGTTCCAAATTCTTTAGCGAAGGACTTTTAGTTTTGAAAAACAAAAAAGATGTTTATTACAATTTAAAAGGTAATAAAAACAAACTACTAACAGTTCCTTATGGTGAAGATCCTTTATTTATTTTAGCATCCTTCTTGCAAAGCGATGAAGGCCTAGAAGTATTAAGGATATTGGAATCAAAATTAGATTAGTCAGGAGGGCCTCAAAAAAAAGAGGCCTTCTTTTTTTTCTTATCTTTGTAGAAAGAAAAATGACGGATGACATCACTAATAAACACAGTCAGAGCTACAGTTCTTTCAGTTGCAAATAAGAATAATTTTGGATATATAACGCCAAATGATTTTAACTTATATGCAAAGCAAGCGCAGTTAGATATATTTGAAGATTATTTTTATCAATATAATGCCTGGAACATAAAGCAAACAGTACGACAATCAGGTACAGGTTATGCTGATATTGTAAAAGGATTAGAAGAAGTAATAGACAGCTTTTCAAGTACAAAAGCTTTAATTTCCAAAGGTTATTCTACTTTTGATTTGCCTGAGGATTATTATTTAATTAATAAAATTAATTTTTATAATACTACGCAAACATCAGGACAGACCACTAACTTTGCTACTGATAAACTACTTGATAACAATGCATTATTTACAGCAACCGTTCAGGTTGGTAATTTAGTAAGTAATTTAGTTACTGGAAAAACAGCTTTTGTTTCTGAAATAGTAAGCGATACTGAACTAACTTTGACTGATGATGTTTTTGAGGCACAAGGTTTACAATACTCAT